ACCGCCGCATCCCCCGTCAGCGCCGCGAAAACCGCCTCCTGCAGAGCGGCCGCACTTGCGTAGCTCATCGCCCCACCTCCTCGACCGCGAAACAGGTCAACGTGCGCCCCGTCGCGTCGCTCTCATGGACCGCCTCGATCCGGTAAAGCCGCGCGCCCTCGCGAAACCGCATCTCCGCCGTCGGTCGCGCCTCGGCACCCACGGGCACTGCCCGCATCGTGATCTTCAGTTGCAACCGCGCCGCCTGGTCCACTTCGCGGCCCGCGCCACGCACCTCCACGGCGGCCCAGACATGGCCGCGCGCGACCCAGGTTTCGCTGAAACCGCCCGCGCCATCGGGCACCCGCTCGGGCGCCTCCAGCACCAGCCGCCGGGACATCTCCGGGCCGCTCATGCGCCCGCCCTCCGCAGGCGCACGGGCCGGTGCGGCTCCAACAGGACCGAGACCGAGAACGGGATGCCTGTATCCGCCTCCATGTCCTGTCCCCAGAACTCACCGGCCAGGATAAGAACCGCCTGCTTCAGATCCGCCGGAAGCCCCGCCCAATCGCTCGCGAACCCGGCGGTGAACTCCACCTCGATCGTCCCGCCCTGGCTGGGCGAGGGCAAAGACCGCCCTGCCGCGGCCAGAACGGGCCGATGCCGGTCGGCGCGCAGGACATACACCTCGGGCTCGACCAATGTCTCGGCGCCCGCCCGCGTGATCAGTTTCACGCTCTCGATCGACCCGACCGGTGCCAGCGGCAGGATATGCGCATCCGGATCATGCCAGGCCATCAGCGTCAGCACGAAGCGCCGCGCGAAAAGCGCCTTGCCGATCCGCGCCTCGATCGCCGAGAGCGCCGCCCTCAGGCAGCTCTCGAGCGAGGCGTCCTGGCTGCCGTCGTCGCTGAACCCGCGGGACAACCGCAGATGCTCGGCCAGCTCCGTAACCGGAAGGGCCGCGCCGGGCATCGACGTCAATTCGACCATCATCATGGAATCATTCTCCGAAATCCTGCCGCGTGGGGATGTGGGACGGTGCGCCGCCCGCGCTGCTCGAGCGGAGAGACGCGCAGCCGGATCGCGCACGGCTCACCGCCCCGCCCGCCCCGTCACCCAGCAAGGGGCCACGGGACGGGGTCTGCCTGTCGGTCACGCGTCGCGTCAGGACACGCCGAACTTCATCAGCTTGATCGCCGCATAGTCCGAGATCGCCCCGCCCACGCGCTTCGTCGCATAGAACAGGACATGCTGCTTGGCGCTGAACGGGTCGCGCAGAACGCGCAACTCGGGCCGCTCCGCGATGGTGTAGCCGGCATGGAAATCGCCAAAGGCGATCGCCATGGCATCGGCCGCGATATCGGGCATGTCCTCGGCGATCAGCACCGGGTAGCCCATCAGCCGCGCGGGCTCACCGGCCGCCAGTCCATCCGACCAGAGGAAGCGGCCATCGGCATCCTTCATCTTCCGCACCGCGCCCGCGGTCTTGGAATTCATGACGAAGGTGCCATTGGCCCGGTAGCGGGCGTCCAGGGCGTAGACCAGGTCGACGATGACGTCGGCGGGATTGATCGCGTCGAAATCACCCGCGGTGCCCGTGGCGACATAGCCAAGCCCCCCCCAGCTCCACACCGCATGAGGCAGCGCCAGGCCACTCAGGATGCCCTCGGGCTTGCCCGAACCGTCGCCGTTGATGAAGGCGTCAGCCTCGGACCGCGCAAACTTGTCCGCGATACGGCCGGCCAGCCAGCCCTCGACATCGAAGGCCGCATCGTCCAGCAGCCGCTGCGAGGCCTTGGGCATCGCCGACAGCTCGTGCAGCGGAATCGAGATGCGCTCGATCTGCGGCGCCGCCGTTTCCGACGTGTCGACCACCTCGTCGGCCCAGCCGGCGCCGGTGTCGGTCGTGTCGATCAGCACGTCGAAGGACGTCGCCTCGACCTGCACGACATTGGACACTGCCCGCAGGCTCGAGCCCGACCGAAGCACCGACTGGATCGTCTCCGCCGTCTGTGGATCGACGAGATAGCCGCCCTCGGCATTCACCGCCGTCGTCAGGCCCTTCTGCTCGATTTCGACCCCGCGCAGCGCGTCGTCGTCGCCGTTGCGCAGGTAGGTTGCCAGCGCCCTCTTGTGCGGCGCGGCCCGGTCGATCTCCGCCGAAAGAGCCGGTCGGGCATGGGTCATGGTCTTCGTGGTCAGCATGGCAATACGCTCTTCCTGCTTTTGATACTTGGCTTGCATGTCGTCCTGAAACCGATTGAATTCGCTCAGAAAGCCGCCCAGGGCTTCCTTCACTTCGACAATCGGCACCTGGGCCGAACGGGGCTTGTCCGCCGCCCCGGATCGGGTCTCGGTCATCTCCATCACCTTCGATCTGGTTGGCTGGGGTCAGCGGGGCTCGCGCGCCGCCAGCTTTGCCCGTGCGTCCTCGAACGCACGCGCCAGGTCACGCAGGTCGTCCGCCCCCTTGGCCTCGACGGCCTCGGTCGCGACCCGCGCTTCGGGAAGCATCGGAAAGGTCACCAGCGACACCTCCCACAGCTCCACCTCCGACAGGAGCCTGCGCCCCTGGTTGTCCTTCGTGGCCCTGAGCGTGCGATAGCCGATCGACAGCCCGTCGATCGCGCCCGCCTCGATCAGCGCCGCCGCCTCTCGCGCGCGGGACACCTCCTTCAAAAGGCGGCCCTTCACGTACAGGCCCCGCGCGTCCTCGCGCACCTCGTCCCAGATGCCGATGGGCTCCGACGGGTCATGCTGCCACAGCATCTTCGCCCGCCGCCCACTGGCCGCCAGCCGCGCCAGGCTCGCGCCATAGGCCCCGGCCTCCACCACGTCGCCGCCCTGGTCGCAGGCCCCGAAGAGGCTCGCGTAACCCGCGATCTCGCTGCCCTTCGTGACAGACAGCGCCTCGGCATCGAACCGGACGAATTTCGTTTCCAGCCCGCTTGGCAAAAAGTCATTCATGTCATGCTCCTATCCCGCGCCATTCACCTGGATCAGCTCGTGTATCCCCTGCGCGAGGATCACCGAGACCACGCCGAAAACAGCGAGCCAAAGCCGCCGCTCCAGCCGCTCCAGCGCCGCCTCGATCGCCTCCAGCCGGAACGTCAGCGCCTGCCAGCGCTCGTCCTGCACCCGCTCGTTCGCCTCGATCCGTGCATTCGCCGCGTCGAACGGGGCGTAAAGATACCGCGACCCGCTGCGCCCCTCGTCACTCATGCGCCCTCCGGCCGCTCGGGCAGGCCGAGCATCCGGCGCTTCTCCGCCTCGGTCAGGAAATCGGCCTCGGCCACGCGCCGCCACTGCGCCTCGCGCTCGGTGGCAAGCGCCGGCACCTGGTCAAGATCAGTTGTGATATCAAAGACATCCCCGGTCAGCCCCGACAGCCACCCGGACATCTGCGCCAACACCTTCTGCGCCAGGGGCAGCACCGTCAGCCGATAGAACGCCCGGTTCGCCTCGGCGTAATTGGCGTAGGTCGCATCCCCCGGAATACCCAGCAGCATCGGCGGCACGCCAAAGGCCAGCGCGATATCCCGCGCCGCGGCTTCCTTCGTCTTCTGGAACTCCATGTCCGAGGGCGAGAACCCCATCGGCTTCCAGTCCAGCCCCCCTTCCAGCAGCATCGGCCGCCCGGCATTGCGCGCGCCTTGATGATGGGTCTCCAACTCGTCCTGCAGCCGCGTGAACTGGTCCTGGCTCATCGTTCCACTGCCATCGACCCCGCGATAGACGATCGCGCCCGAGGGTCGCGCAGCATTGTCCAGAAGCGCCTTGGACCAGCGCGCCGCCGCGTTATGCACGTCCAAAGCGGTCGCCGCCGCCTGCAAAGGCGCCAGCCCGTAATGGTCGTCCTGCGGGTGGAACGTCTTGATATGGCAGATGATATCCGCCGAATACCGATGACGCTTCGCCCCCACGACATAGTCGTAGCCCGCGGGCCAACCGTCGCTGCCCGGCACCAGGCTCATCCGGTCCGACCGCAACACGTGCAGCTCGGCCAGCCCAGCCTCACCCGGCACCGCCTCCACGTAGGCGTTCCCCGACAGCATCAGCTGCGCATAGGCCGCCTCCAGCAAATCCGCGCGCCCCTGTGCCGGGTTCGGACGGTTCAACAACGCCAGCACCGGGTGCGCCTCGTAGCGCCGCGTCGCGTCCTGGCAGACCACCGGCAGCGCCGCCGCCGCCTCAGCGATCAGTTTGACCGCGCGAAAGCCCACCGGGTTGCCCTGAAACCCGTTCCGCGTCAGCGAGACGGTGTCCCGCGGGCTCCACGCCACGCGGCTGCCGCTGCCCCAAGCCACGATCTTCGCGCTGGCCGAGGCCTTGCGCTCCGGTACGGCTACAGGGGTCTTTTGCAAGAATTCCAATACCATGCGCGCCTCTCCTGAAGTGATGCATAAAGACACCGGCGCCCCTCCGGGGCCCGGGCCATGGCCATCCCGGCCAAAGATCCGTCGTTCGACGAAAA